CAGCGGGTGATGTGGGCGGTGAAGCGCTGGACCGAGCGCCTAGTCGACCCAGCCGACCGGGAGCGAATGATCGAACGAGACGTCGGAGTGGTCTACACCGACCGCGCAGTACATAGGTTCCATCGGGGAGCTCGGACGGTGCGCCCGGTGCGGCCTTTCGGGGATCTCGCGGGCAAGACGGGGTCTTCTTGGGAGTTGGCGCCGGGGTTCCCGGTCTCCAATCCACTCGGTGTGGTCCCGTTCGTGCCTTTCGTGACCGAAGAGGGCTCGGACGGGCGCGGAGCCAGCCGGGTCGCTCGCCTCATCGGGATGCAGCGGAGCATCGACACGATGAGGTTCAACCTGCTGTTGGCTGCGCAGTTTGCTGCGTTCCGCCAGCGGGTCGCGGTCGGGTACGATCCGGTGGTTCGGGACCCGGACGGTAACATCGTCTACCAGAAGGACACTCTCGATGAGCTCGTGTTAGATCCGGTGACCGGCCAGCCGATACCGCTGGTGCATCCGGGTGGGCGAGTGGGCGTGGACCGGCTGCTGGTGTTCCCCGGCGCCGACACTACTGTATTCGACTTGCCGGAGTCGGATCTTAAGATTTACGTCGCAGCGCTCGAAATGTTGGTGGCGACATTTAGCAGTGTAGCGCAGGTGCCCCCACAGTACTTTATCGGCAAGTTGGACGGGAACCTGTCCGGCGAGCTGATGACTGCAACCGAGGTAACGCTCCAGTCGCTGATCTCGGACTGCCAGACGCAATTCGGCGAATCGATGGAGGGTGTCGCGCAACTGGTTGGGCGTGCGATCGGGGACCAAGATTTGATCGATCCAGAGTCTGAGGTCATCTGGGACCAGACAGCGCCTGCGAACCTGTCTGAGATAGGCGACTTTGCCTCGAAGATGGTACCATTGGGATATCCGATGCGTGAGGTAGTACAGACGATTCCGGGAGTAAGCCAAGCGCGGGCTTCTCGAATGGATCTGACGCCACCGAAACCACCGGCGCCTGCGGAGTCGGAGAGCGACTCGCAGGGAGAGCCAACAGGGGAGGGTGAGCCTTCCGGAGAGGCGTAACAATGTTCGTAAAATTGAATAGCGGTCTAGAAAGCCTATTAAGCCCATTGTGGTTTACCGCTCCAGCGCCCGAGGGCACCGGGGGAGCCTCCGGAGGTACTTCCGAGGGCACAGGAGCATCGACCGGGTCCGGAGATACCAAGAAGACATCCGAGGACGACAAAGGGCGCGCGGGCGGGCAAGAAGCACTTCAAGCCGACCTGGCAGCAGAGCGAGCCAGGCGACATGAGGCTGAGACGAGTCGAGACGACTTCAAGAGCCAGCTCGAAAAATTCCTGAAGGCGCTAACTGGTGGGAAGCCAGCGGAGGATCTCCAGGAAGACCCGATCGCGAAGATCGGGGAACTACAGCGACAGGTCGAGGAGCGGGAGAACCGCGCTAAGACCCAGTTGATACGGGCTGAGGTTAAGTCCATTGCAAACCGGCTCGGATTCCATGATCCAGCCGACGCGATGAGCCAGATCGATCTCAGTAACGTCAAGGTGAACGACGACGGCGAAGCCGATTCGCAAGCAATCGAGGCCAAGCTCAAGGAAGTTGCCCAGAAGAAGCCGTATCTACTGAAGGTCCGCGACGATGCATCAGCGAGTGATGTGGGTATCGGGAGCGGAAGCCGTAGTAGCGCCACCCCACCGGAGGGCGTCTCCGGCAAGGAGCGCATCGCAGCAGGACACCGGGCTAAGGCCGCACAGCGAAAATAAGCTCTGGCGCAGCGTCAGGGCGTGACATAGCAAAGGAATAGCCTAAAATGGCACTCACCCTGGCGCAAGCCGCGTCACAGGCACTGGACCAGATCCAGCGCGGTGTGATGGAGGTCATCTCGACCTCGACCACGGTGCTTGACCGGCTGGGCTTCGAGACAATCGAGGGCAACAGCTACAAGTACTGGATGGAACTCGCACTTCCAACCTCAGAATACCGCGCAGTCAACGCGGGATACACCGAGTCCACCGGCACGCTGACCAGCGCGACCGAGTCTCTGGTGATCCTCGGTGGAGACGCGGACGTCGACCGCTTCTTGCAGCTCACTCGTTCCAACCTGTTGGATCAGCGAGCCACACAAGAGGCACTCAAGGCCAAGTCGGTTTCGGCTAACTTCTCCAACACGTTCATCAACGGGTCCACCGGCGTTGACGCTAACGCATTCAATGGGCTCAAGGTGCGTCTCACCGGCGCGCAGGTCGACGCGGTGTCGATGGGCACCAACGGGCAGCCGATCGGACCGACCGCGACCGATGCGCAGCGGCACACCTTCTTGGACGCGATCGACAACTTGATCAGCTTGGTCCCGGATGTCGATGCGCTCTACATGAACTCGACCATTCTGGCTCGCTGGCGGAGTTTGGCACGTCGACTTACCATCGGCAACACCACGCAAGACAGCCTCGGTCGCTTGATCGACACCTACAACAACATCCCGATGCTTGATATCGGGAACAAGGCAGACGGCACTCCGATCATCCCGCAGACCGAGACTCAGGGCGCCAGCGCGATTGCCTCCTCGATCTACGCGGTACACTTCGGAGATGCTCTGGGTGACCAGGGCGTGGTCGGACTGACCAACGGCGGAGTTCAGGTCATGGACCTGGGCCAGCTGGAGACCAAGCCGGTCTTCCGGACCCGGATCGAGTGGTTTACGGGTCTGGCATTGTTCGGCCCACGGCCAGCCGCACGCCTGACCGGCGTACTCGCGGCATAACTCACGGAAAGGTAGAGGCAAGACTCCAATGGCAGTTTCTGACCAGGACACCAAGCCAGCCGCCAAGAAGGCGGCAGCGGCACCGAAGTTCGATCAGTCGGTCGAAAAGGATGCCCTGAATCTGGGTGCCCCGATGATCGATGAGGTCGACCCACGCGACGAGCCGACCGGACCTGAGGATGCCCTCGGGGAGGGTCCGACTCGCGGCGATTACTCGGAGCGAATCGGTCCGAGTAACTACCACCCTCACCAGGTGGTAGCGGGCGAGCAGCGCGAGGACGGGACGTACGCACCCGTCGTCCAGAATCAGCGCGATTTTGTCGAGCAGGGTTCCACTCCTGCGGGCAAGAAGGGCGGGGTCGACCCCGTCGAATAGACCTCTCTGAGGGGAGAGCGGGCGGAGCTCCGTGGATGCCAAGCGCGTCGCGGAGCTCTGCTATGATAGGCACATCTACTAGCTACCCGATAGGGGCATACATGATTCGCAAGACTCGCACCAAGGGGCGCGTCCTCAAGGCCATCTTGGCGACACTCGGGGCGCTGGCGCTCACGTTCGGGCTGTCACTTCCAGCATCGGCTGCAGGGTTGGACAAGGCTCTCGTCCCTGGTGACGAAACCAACACCTACGTCCGCCAGACTGCGACGGTTACCGATGCCGGTGGCCAGGACTTCTCGGTCAGCGTTTTGTGGACCGAGACCTACGTCACTGCTGCAGGCAACTTCCGCGTTGGGGTCAAGGTCAGCGCCAATGCGCTGGGCACCGACCTGGACAACGACGGGCCTGGTGATGGTGGCATCGACGCGTCGGTCAAGACCTACCAGGGTTACGCTGACGGGCACACCAAGAAGATTCAGGACCGGGTGTTCGACGGCACCAGCGACCCATTCACCTTCGACAATGCCAACCCGCTGAACCGTCCGGCTGGCAGCAAGGTCGTAATCCGGGTGGGCACCAACGACGACGGCTTCGCCAATTCACCAGCGGCGACGTTCGTACAGCCTGTCATTGGGGACGAGGACCCGGGCGCTGATGGTGAGGGCGTAGAAGGCCCGTAGTCCGGCAAAACTCCAGCAGAGCCTCGCGGGCACCCAATTACATTCGCGAGGCTCTGCTGTGTTCAACGAGACGGTACAATGGGGCTATGCCGAAAGTCAGCACGGTGGTAGGTGTCGACGACCTCCGCGAGATCTACCCCGGCGAGGACGACACCAAGCTGCAGGCGCGGGTGGATGAGGCGATCGGGTGGGTCACCTACTATGCTCCATGCTCTAATGTTGATACCTTCGCGGACTCCAAGGCGAGTATCTGCAAGTCGCTGCTGTTGCGGGCGCTTCGGTACGACAAGATGAGTTCCGAGGGCGCTCTCCAGCAGACCCAAACCGGTCCGGTCGGGATTACGTTGGATACCCGGCGTCCCACGAGCTCCACGCTGTTCTCTCCATCTCAGATTCAAATCCTGCAGAGCCTTTGCCAGGCGACAGCTGCCGGAGTTGCAGCGGTGCCGCAGAGTGTCAAGATGACCGACCCGACAATGCCCTACGGCTGGTGAGGAGGTTTCTGTGCCACGCTGGCTAATCATCACGATCGGCGTATTGGTCGCCATAATTTTGGCGGTCATCGCCATCATCATGCTGGATCGGGTCATGTAGATGTCGCTCTTTCCCTATGGCGTGACCATCCAGATTCGACCGATGCATGAGGGGGAACGTGACTCGCGAGGTAATGCCATCCGAACCTGGCCGGAGTACCTATGGCGGGACCAGCCGGACTGCGCGATCGTCCCGCAATACTCAGCGGATACACGCGACCGTGGGCGAACACATATGGTCGTGGTTGGGCAGACTCTCTATGCTCCGTATGCCGTCGAACTGGGGTCGGGCGACCGGGTCTTCTACGAGGGCGATCTCTACTCGATTGAGGGAATCGTCGGGCGATGGCGCAATCCGCATACCGGGGAGAAGGTCATCGCAGAGGTGGCCTTGACGGCGGTTACGGAGGGCTAGTGAAGATTCAATACAACGATGCGTTCTTCGACGCGGCACGCAAGAGTACGCCCGTGCAACACGAGCTCGTACGCCGTGCACGTGCGATCGCGTCCGGATGTGGACCTGGGTACGCGGTCGACGTGGATGCGTCCGGTCGGGTGAGCGCCCGCAGCAGCGTCTACACTCGCAGCTACCAGGCGCGGCGCGACAACGCGCAGAACAACACGATCCTACGCAACCTCGATCGCGGGCGCTTCTGATGGCGGGCGAGGTTCTGGTCTCTCCGGTCGCAACTGAGGCGTTGCGCCTTTGGTTGAACGACCGACCGGGGATGGAGAGCGTCTGGGTGGCGACCGAATGGCATAGTCAGATGCCGTGTGTCGTGGTCACCAGAATCGGGGGCGCTTTCCGCAACATCAGCACCGACGAGCCGACGATGCTGATCGAGGTCTACCACAACAGCCAGGCTGAAGCCGAGGATTTAGCGGAAGTGGTCCAGGCACTGGTAGACTCTGCTCCAGGTGAAACGATAGGTGGCGCGTTCGTGCGGCGTATCAATTGGCTGAGTGGACCAGTGGTTTACCCGGATGCTAATCAGCGGACCCGGGTCCAAATGAGTTTCGGAATGTCGCTGCGGCGACAGTAGCAACAAGGAGCAGCGAATGCCTAATAAGGCCGCTAACGTCGTAGCTGGTAAGCCGCTCGCCACGGGCGGTCTGTTGCGCGCGAACTTGGGAACTGCATTGCCGTCAGGCGCTGCCCCCTTCGCTGCGCTGCATGCCAACTTTGCATCGCTCGGGTACCTGTCAGACGCGGGTGTCACCGAGAATAATGGTCGGTCAACCGACAAGATCAAGGCTTGGGGCGGGTCGATCGTCAAGGTCGTCCAGACCGAGCACAGCTACACCCTTGAATTCGTCCTGATCGAGACCGGGAGTACCGAGGTACAGAAGGCGGTCAACGGTGACAGCAACGTCACTACGACAGCGGCGACCAGCGGCACTGGCAAGATCGACGCAGTTGTCATCAACTCCACCATTCTGGCACACAAGGCGTGGGTGGTAGAGGTTGCGGACGGCAACTCGCGGATTCGCATCGCCATTCCGGACGGGCAGATCACCGAGGTGGGCGAGGTCACCTACACGGACTCTGAGCTGGTGGGCTACGCGTGCACCCTGGAGGCGTTCGAGGATGCGTCCAGCAACAAGGCGTACAAGTACATCAACGACGGGCAGCCGCTCACGGCGGACCTGGCGACCATCTCCAGCGTTACGCCGGATACCGGTCTCGCTGCTGCTGGTGGCCAGATCATCATCGCGTACGGTTCCAACTTCTCGACCGTTACTGTAGTCGAGATCGACAACGTCGTGGTGAACGTGACCGATTGGGAGCTGGTCCAGGGAGGCGCGGCAATCGTCATCAAGACCCCGGCCAAGGTTGCAGGTCCTCGTCCGCTTACCATGATCAATCCGGCGGGCGAGTCGTCACCGTACAACCTGACGTACGTCTAATAGCAGACGGAGAGAGCCTGGTTTCAGGCGCAACCGGCCAGGCTCTCTCTGCTATAATGGTTGCGTCGAAAGAAAGGTTGCGCAGTGGTACAGAATTCGCCCAAGAAGAAGGCCGCGTCCGCTAAAGTCACGGACATTCACCAGGCCAAGGCGCCGCACCGGGTCAAGCCGAAAAGCGACATCGCTTATTTCGACTTCATGCTGCCGGACGGCGAAGACGTTTATCGCATTCCGTTGTTGCAGTTCCTCACGCTGGAGGAGGTTCAGCGGCTCGAAAACGAGGACACCATCGCCAGCGTGATGGAGATCTTCGGACAGGACGAGAAGGTCATCGCGGCAGTGAGTAGTCTCAATGGCGAACAGCTAGACGACCTGATGTCTGCCTGGCGGGACGCGAGCGCTCTGGGCCTGGGGGAATAGTAGGGCTCTCGCGTTTCCTGCAGGAACACAGAGAGCCGTTACAATACGATTTGCTACAGGCTGGGCTACGGCTGGAGAACATCGGGACTCTGAGCCTCTCCTGGTGGGATCTGCATGTGCTCATCAAGTATGCGCCACGTGATAGCGCGCTGGTCCGGGAGATCAACGGGGACGAGCTCGCGGAGTGGACCAGTCGCGACGAGCTGCTACGCTCCATGGAGTTTAGCCTGCGCTGGCTCGTGTGGTCCAAGACCAAGGACGCGGCGAGGGGCACCAACGTTCCGATTCCGATCGATCCACCGAGCAAGCCGAAGCCCAAGCCGGTGATGGCGCTCGCGCCCGGCGACTCGGACGAACCCCACGTCATGGGCGGTAAAGGTGTTACACTTGAGCAGATGGCAGAATGGCTAGGCT